AGAGAAATTAAAAATAAAACTGCTGATAAAGCAAAGATTGCCAATATTATATCTGTCTCCACACAAGCAAACAATGTCTACAATGGCGGTGTAATTAACTATACTGTCAGACACATACAAAGGTCTGTTGGCTCTATAAGACAAGCAAGCCTTTTAGATGATGAAAGAATTTATACATACAAACCTGCTCTTTTATGGGAAGTATCTGGAACAGAAAATACAAAATCGATTAATAATGAGGTAAATACACAATCATCATATGTGCTTAGTGCAATTCCACTTAACTCTGATCTTTCTGCAGATGTTCCAGTTGTCAAGAATAACATTGTTACAAATAATACATTTAGTCTTGGTGAGGCAGCATACTGGATTACAAGATATAATGGTTACTTTTATTCGCAAGGAGAAATAATCCGATATGATGCAGTTCAGTATAACGTTACTGGTTTTGGAAATGTATGGATAACTTCTACAGAAGACTATCAAAATTATTTTTCTAAATTACCATTTAATGGAAAAATATATCCTACTGGTCTTGTAAGAATTTATTCTGAACCAAAATATTTTGAGCAGTCTGGAGTTATTAAACTACAAAATGGTCCAGTAGTAAAGCATGGTCGTGGACAATTTGGCACTACAGTAGTTGCACACCCTGCTGGAATATCTGAATATTGGAAGTCTGATGATAATGTCAAGGGTTGTTATATGGCTGCAGAATATATGTTTGAAAAGAAAACCCCACTGCCCACAACAACGCTTGGCTCAGCAGGAAAGACAACAGATGCCAATATATCTTCTGACGCACTTTCAAGAACATCTTCTAGAACTGGTCTAATTAAAAATTTTATGTCTACAGTAATGGCTGGTGAAATAACAACTAACACACAGCCAAGGCCAGGTTCTGTTCAGGCTTCTGCGCTTTCTATAACTGGTCCAAACTTTACAACAAAAGAAAAACCAAGAAATTTTATATCATATGTTCATAAGTCATTACCAGATACAAAGTATAAGCACTTTGGAACAAGGTTAAGAATTATTGGCAAGATAGAGAGCAGTAAGGACTCAGGACAAACTGCAAACGGAGCGTTTAACCTTTACGTAGTTAATGGATCTACTCCAGATAAAAATATTAACGTTACTGGCGGATCTGCTGGCATAGCAGTAATGCTAAATACGTCTACAAATGTAGGGTATTATTTTGAAATTTCTGCACTTGGCTTAGACAGTTTGTCAGAAGAAGATAGACAAAGCGTTAGCAATGTTTTCTTTTATAAAATAAAATCAAACAATGGAAAAGCCGTGCCAATTGTTTTGTATGATGGTCTTGCAAAAATTACAGTAGACGATGGAAGGTTTACTGGTCAATCAAGAATGTTTGCTGAAGAAAATCCAACGGTATATGATTTAGCAGTTGAGTATGAAGACATAGGAAATGTGCGTAGATTCTATTTATATATCAATGGAAAGATGATAAAAACAGTTGATGACATAGAGCCTCTGCCAGTATACAACAGTCTTGCATTATTTACAAGAGGCTCTTCAAGAGCAATGTTTGAAAATGTTTATGCGTTATCAAATAACTATTCTCAGAACACAGCGTTTTCTTTAGATGCACCAGTAAACTCAGTATTTGGTGATCAAGATATAGATGTAAATGAGTCATTTAGAAAATATGCCATAAGTGGTTTAGTACAGAATACCTACCTATCTGGTATTGGTTCATCAGAAGCACCAAAGTATAAGATATACTTTGAGGAGTTTGGAAGCATAATGAGAGAAGCAGCAGCGTTTAATTTTAAATATGATAAAGCATATCCAGCATTGACTGCAAAAATTTCTCCAACTTTTAATAAGACAAAGGGTTATGTTGTTTCTGGATTTCGTGCAGGATCTTACGGTGCAGAGTTTTTAATATTTAACGCAACAGACACCGCATTAAACCTAGATGAGACAGGTGGTAACTATTTAAGAATTCAAGGAATTACCTTTACTCAGCAATCCAATAACAACTTAACAGTTGACGAATATTTTAAAAATAATAGCACAGAGTCAAATCCACAGTTTGTTGCAGACAAATTAATTTCAAATCCTTTCAAATTTAAGCAAGACTACCAGGACATCAAACTTAGTAGGATGACTTATGGCAAAAAAGACTTTACACTAGAAACATCGTACATTCAGTCACAAGATGAGGCATCAAGACTAATGAAGTGGATGATTGAAAAAACTTCTAAGCCAAGAAAATCTGTTGGTGTTAAAATATTTTCAATACCAACAATACAACTTGGAGATATAGTTACTTTAGATTATAAAGAAAATGAAATAAGTATGGCATCAAATACAGCAAGTAGATTTGTTGTATATAATATTGAGTTTTCAAGAAGTTCTGATGGTCCAGAAATGACCGTATTCTTAAGTGAGGTATTGTAATGTCAATTCCAATTAATGGCGGAGTAGATGCAAAAGCAGCATTGCCAGACCCAACAGTACAAGCAGATAACTCTTCGATAAAAATTGCAACTCCAGATCTAATTATTTTTGATGAAGAGGTTATGTCTATTGAGACAATGACAGACCTGGTTTTTGAAGATATAGGTGGATACGAACTCGCCGTCATATCAAGACACGATTTAGTCAATGGTCAAAAAGTAATTTACTCACCAATTAAAAACTTGACAGATCTATATTTGCAATATAACCCAAACAACGTTTTAAGGCTACAGTCATCCGACTCATACTTTAAGTCTTTATCTTTGTCTATTTTTGACCATCTTCCAGTTTGTGGAACTGGATACGACATATCTCCACCAGCAAATAACCCAGGTGAGCAAGATAAAACAAAGTGGACAAAAACTCCAAACTGTAAGTCGGTCTACATAGACCCCATAACTGGAGATTTGGTTATTAATTTAGTCAATGTTAAAGAAAATGAGCAGGCAGAGGTTCAGGTTCTTTCTAGTGGAGATATTTTTAATGATACAATATATACTGGGAGCAATTAATGATAACTAATATAGGTAAAAATCTTTTAGCCAAGTATCTTGTTGGACAGACACAATCATATGCGTCACACATTGCTGTGGGCTGTGGGCCCAACCCTGTGGCTTCTGATGGGCAGTTGGGTAACTACTCACTAAAACAGTCTTTAGATTTTGAGATGTTCCGTGTACCCATTATTTCCAGAGGCTTTGTAAATGAAGACGGTATTGACAAGGTAGTATTAACAGCAGAATTGCCAACAGAAGAGAGATACGAGATAACTGAGGTAGGAGTTTTTTCTGCTGCAAGAAACCCAGTTGCTGGTTCATTTGATAGTAGAAATATATATTCTTTTGCAGAAACAGATAATTGGCTATATCAGGCTGTTGGGTCACCCGCTGTAGAGATAGAGCCAGTCTATACGCCTTTAGATGGAGACTCTGACAATGGAGTGATAAATCAAACTTTGGGTGTTTTTGCAACAAATGCAGACAACAGAATATTTACTCAGTCCGATAGAATAGCAAGAAATGAAAGGTGTAGATTCCTAAATAACATAATCGCAATGGTTGGAAACTCTTCTACACTTACGCTTGATCAATCAGGAAGCATTCATGTTGGGCCTGGGTCAAACTATATAAGGCTAAACGACACCGCTGTAGACTTCACAAAAAATAGCCCTCTTGACGAATTAAGGTTTGCATTTTCTGTTGTTAATAAAGTTGCTAACTCAAACACAGTTCCAGACAATGTAAAAATATTGCTAGAGTTTTCTCACCCTGGAATAGGGTCAAGTCTAGAATATGCCAGACTAGAAATTGATATTGATGATCAGGCATACTCTGCTGGAACTGCATCAGAAACAATAAATTTTGCTTTAAATAGATATGTTGTTTCAAAAAAAGCATTAAAGGATTTAAAAAAGACAGATGGGTTTGACTGGAGAGAAGTTGCCACAGCAAAGATATATTCTTGTGTTACCGAGGCTGGATCTCCATCAGATTTATTTTATGTATGCTTAGATGGTGTAAGACTAGAAAATATAACATCCACAAACTCTCTCTATGGGCTAACTGGATACTCTGTTATTAAGAGTGTAGGATCAAAGCCAATCATAAAGTCGGCAAACACAACAAACTATATTGAGTTTAGATTTTCTTTGGATGTTGGATAATGGCAGACAAAGGAATAAAAAATGTTATTATTAAAAAAGAATTGCTTGGAAAAGTAACATCGTCGAATGCAAGAGTGGTTCGATTTAGAATTGTTTCAGAAGACAAAAACAGAAAGTCAGCATACTCAAAAATATTTATTACAGGTTCAGAGGCTGTTTTGGTTGGTCCAGGAGATGTAAATGTTATTGGAAATAGCATATTTGTAAACTGGTCTACTAGTGAAATTTCAACACAGATATTATACGATGTTTTTGCGGGTTTTGATGGAGCAGTTCCAACCTATGTAGGTTCGACTGGATCACAAAGTTATTCGTTTTTAAAAAACGGCACACAGTCCGTTAGGGTAATTGCTCAGAGATCATCGATCAATCCAAAACTTAACAGTGATATAGAGGTTTATGATTCTGGAATCGTGAGTCTGGTATAATTATAGTATGTCAATTTTACCTTTACCAGAGCGTGGTCAACCGCTAGATGTAACATATATTTATCAAATTGTTCAATCTATTAACGAGTTGTACACTCAGGTTGCACCTTCTAAAATAGGATATCTTGTCGTTGACACAGAAAGAAATGGCCCACAAACTACAAAGACATCCGCAGCAAATGTAATTGGTGGGTATGAACTGGTTTCTCCTTCTTCTTTGCAAGCAGCAGGAAGTTCTCTGCCTTGGTCACATTCTTTTGAAAAAGAATTTCAATATCCTCCAATTGTGACAGCAACAGCATTTAACAAAGGTGTTAATGATTCTGGAAAAGATGTTACAGTAACTATTAACAGCATAACAACATCAAAGGTAGAAGGAACCGTCAAGTTTAATCTTGGAGGAGAAACAACAATGGGTATCAACATAATAGCAGTTGGAATAGCAAACTCGTGATTAAATGTATAAAATGTAATGGAAGAATGTTTATAGATCGTCAGTACACAGAAATAAATAATCTAGAACTATACTGCATTCTCTGTGGAATGAGAAAATTCTTTCATCCACCTAGTAATTCTCAGGAGGGCCAATGGCTATTAAAAAGGGAACAGTTGAGAGCGAAAAGTACAATGAGTCACCTGTAATACAGGGCAATAAAAAGGTTTGGTTTCTTAATGGGGACCTAGTTAGAGTTCATCACTACAATCATTCTAACGGTATAATGTCTGTTTACAATATTAATAAAGATCAGATTGAAAGTTGTTTAATTAGTGATTTTAAAAATAAAAGAGAAAGAGCATACACTGTTGGGCAGACTGCTGATTTAGTTAATCGTCACAAGAAATATATGCCATCACTAATGAAGCGGGGAATCATTCCTTTTCCAACGGGATCTCAAAAGGGTGGAGCAAGAGGTTTTCAGGTAAGGTCATATTATTCGGAATCGCAGGTAAGAGAGATTCGTGATATACTTGCTTCATACCATATTGGTAGACCAAGAAAAGACAAATTAATAACTAATGATATTACGCCAAGCAAACAAGAGTTGACACGCAGAATGGGCGATGGTATACTTACTTATAGAAGAACTGAAGATGGACGATTTGTTCCAATTTGGAATGAGTCTATTTAACGAAGGGTATAAAATGTCAGACAGCAATTATGTAGTAACAAATGAACCAACCAAGGTATCCGTAACACTAGGGTACACACTTAACCTAGGAAACTTTCAATCACTAAGATTAGACCTTGGCGTAGTAGATAGTTCACGCAATGGAGAGACAGTGGATCAGTCTTTTGAGCGTGTATACAAGTTTGTTGAAGACAAACTAAC